TCGCTGATCTTTATAGGTTGCGATGTACCCGAAATGTTGATGTTGACGGTATCGCCAAGCGGCTGAAAGCTCATTTCGCGGCCCTCCTGCGGCCCTTAGCCACGGTGGATTGTTCACCTTTAAGCGAGCCACCCGGTTGTCCGTCCCCATCATGGTCGAAGGGATCAGGCGCGGCGGTTTCGACGTACAATTCCTGCGTGGTGGGATCGAAGCGGGCAACCCAATGCCAACCTCGCTCACCATCGCGCTTTACCTTGACAGCATCAGGATTGGTGGGGTGCGTCATGCTGCCCCCTCCCAATTCGTTCCGCTTGCACCAGAAACGACAACCTTGCTGGTGAGTGGGTGCCGTACCGCTACATATTGATCGGTCGGATTAGCACTCGCCACCGCTGTAGCGCCAAGCACGCCATTGGCATCTGTCAGGCCCTTATAGTGCTTCTTCGATACTATTTCCTGAAGCTCAGTGCCTGTCCCGGTGGTGACATCGCCAGAGTAACTATCCGCTGTCAGTCCAGCGCCAATCGCGCTCTCCGAAATCCACCACTCCAGTTCAAAGACCGAGGCGATAGCATCACCTTGATCGTCTTTAACCGTGATTGTTATGTCCATGCCGTCCGTCGTTTCGGAGGCGGCAAGCCCGACCGTCACGGTCGCCGGGACATCAGCACCCGCCGCGACATTGCCCCAAGCCGGGGCCGCCAGAGTGCCGACATTGCGGTAAGACTTACCGCCCGTCGTGTCGATCAGCAGCCCGCCCGGAAGAACCTTGCCGATAGCCGTCCCCGCGCCACCTTCCAACGCTGGCGCGGGGACGGCTGTGACAACCCCCGAACCATCGGAGAAATTGGTGTCCGTTTCATCCAACGCCACCGTGACAAGCTCATTCGCCGCGCCGTCTGCCTGAATGGCCGCCAACACTTCGGCAGCGGTAGACTCAATTGCGCCAGCCTCGCCGGTGGCCAGCGAAACCGTGATAGCCTGCCGGAATACCGACACAGCCAAAGCGGCGTCATTCGCACTGGGATCGACATAGGCAACCGTGATGCTGTTGCCGTCCACGCCATAAGCGCGAGCCGTAAATATTACAGCGTTATCGTCGCCGGTCGGGTTGATTGAAATTGCAGCCTGCGTAGCATCGTCCGGCGCTCCGTCATTCTCGATGACCAGCGCATTGAATGCGGTCGTGTGATCCGCAAGCACAACCGTTGCGCCGCCGTCGACCAGCCAGTCAGTGTCAACCAGATAAGGGCCGAACGATACCGAAGACCGGGTAAATGCACTCGCCACACTGGAGCGGACATGAATGCGTCCGTCGATAGCTGTTGCGGTGAGGGTTTTGCCCGCTGTGAGTTTGTAGAAGTCCGCCATCTTGCGCCTCCGTGGGCAAGGTGGGCGAGGGCGCGAACCCCCGCCCTACCGATTAGCCCATGAGGGTTGCGATGTGCGCTGGCTTGATGGCCGCATAACCCCAAGCAAGCCGAACGTGGAACACGTTCTGCAAGAACTGCTTGTAATGGGCGACCTCGAAGGCAAGGCCGGTGCGATCATCAACCAGCGTCATAACATCATCGGCGGAGTCTCCACCTTCCGGCATGGCCGGGAGACGGGTTGCCAGCACGATAGCCGAACGGTCGAACGCGAGGTTAGCCGTGTAGCTGTTGCCAATGGTGATTTCGTTAGCGTCAACGCCAGCGACCAACAGGCCTGGTTCGTTGATGATGACATCGCCGCTGGTTTCGGTCAGGCCTGTCTTGACGACATACTTGTTCACCGAATCCCCGGCATGAGTGATAACATCACCAGCCTTGAAGCCGGTTGTATTCACTGTGCCACCTTCGGTCGTCAGCGTGGTTTGGCCGATAGCCTCACCTGCCGTCACAAAGTCGTAACCAGTACCCGCGCCCTTGGTATGCAGGGCCACCGCATCTGAATGGCGGATTGCCATATTCTGAATGCGATCAGTCATGCCGTTGCGCAGCATATCAGAGGAACCAGCTTCGTTAGCTTTGAACAGCACCGACTGCTTGCCGCGCAGATTGGCAATGGCCGCATGGCCAAGAACAAGCTGGCGGTCACTGACAGGCGCGCCATTTTCGTCGAGGATGCGGGCAACCCCGGCAAAGTCGGAGAAGTCCCCGGCAGTCCCGAACGGCGCGGTCCCTGCGGTGCCGTAAGCGCGCGATGCCTTGATATAAGCAGCGCCCCAGAGATCGGCTTCCATTTCATTCACCAGCGCGCGGATGCCTTGGGCAAAGCGCTGTGCCTGGATCGAGGAAAACAGGCCGGAGTTCTGCAACCCCTTGGTTTCTTCACCGTTCCAGCGGACAGGGACGTGCTTTGATTTGCTGATCGTAATCGACGTGTTGCCAATTGTCTCGTCGCCTGTATCCGGCGCGGTAACACCCGGCGTATTCGTCGCCGTCGCTGCTTCCGGCGTGATCGGGATATAGACATTCTGGTTCAGGGCGGCGCGGGCGACTTGGCTGTCGCGGCGCACGGCGGGGATCATGCCGACCATTTCACGCGAAACAACGTCCATCGCTTCGGTCAGGTCAGGGATAAGATTCGTGAGGGTATTCGCCATTGTAAGGCACTCCAGTTGCGTCTTTGGGAAAACCGCAACTGGCGCTGCCAGTGTGTAGCGGGTCCGGCGCAACCGGAAGTGAAGAGAGCGCGGCCCTGCTTCGACTCAGGACCGTGAATCAGATTGTCGGAAAAGTCAAGGGCGTTGTGCCGCGGCCTCAAAAGATGCTGTCGCCGCCTTCATGGTGGACGTGACCGCAGAGACGGAGAACGCCATCAGGCCAATAGCGAAAACAAGGATGATTGCCATCTTCATAGGCGCAGCAGTGTGCCGGAACATACATGCCGCGCCCAACAAAGATTTTGACTCAATAGGTTACTATTGATTCATTTTGTCGATTAAGCAGCCTGATCAACGACCTTCGCACCGTCACGGACCGCCTTGATACCCGCTACAGGATCAGCGTCGTATTGCGCGCGCGTGATGGTCGCTCCACCTTCACCGCCCTTGCCCCCCGGTGCACCTCCGCCGCCGTTCAAGGGTGCTGCAACGAATTTCTTGCCGGAATCGCTGCCCGCCCATGCCTTAATTGCGTCGGCCAGCGGCTTGTCACCGATCATCACCTTGCGCTCTGACCCTTCAGCCACAATAGAAGCGGTCGGTGCAAACTTGGTCGTCAGTGCGTCGAGAAAGTCGTCATCCTTGACGCCCGCCGCGATCAGTGCGGACTTAAGCCCGTCCTGCACAAGCAGCTTCTGTGTGAAACTGCTTTCCGTTTCGAGCGCCTTCTGTGCTGTCTCAGCCGCTTTCGTGGCGTCCTTGGCCTGCTTTTCGGCAGCGGTGAGTTTGGCCTGCACATCGTCCAGCTTCGCTTCGAGTTTTTCAAGTTCGGCGGGATCGATCTGGCGGCCCTTGCGCGCTTCCTTCAGTTCGGCCAGCAGTTCACGGTTCTTGGTTTCGATGCCAGCCTTCGCCTCTTCAACGATCTTGGCGATGGCTTCTTTGGTTTCGGTGTCGTTCGGATCAAATGCCATGGTGCAACCCTTTCTATGATACGCGGAGTTCTTCAAGTGTGAGCGGGCGACCTGTTCCGCTTACCAGATCGCGCAAAGTAATTTTCCCGGCCCGCCACAAAGCAGCACGCCCCTTGCCAAGCACCTTGTCCGCGAACGCAGGGGGTTGGCGATTCAGGAATTGTTCGAACGTCATGTTACCAGCGACAGGCCCCAATGATGACGCCCGCTGGCCAACATCGCCCGGCTCGTCGATGTCGAGGCCAATGTCGCGGAAGGTCTTGGGAATGGGGGTAAGCACTGAGCGGCACCCCCAATGGCGTGGTGGGCCGCCGTTGAACGGCAATTTCGTGCCCATGATCGGGTTACCGTCTAAATCCCAGGCGCCGCCTGAATAGGCAATGCAGATGTCGCTTGTGTGGCTGTCGAGCGTGGATAGTTGTCGCAACCCCTTAATCAACCGCCCGTTCTTGCGGAACGTAGCAAGCCGCGATTGGCCCGCCGCATTCATGACCGAACTATGCACCAACGTCCGCGCATTGCGCCGCGCCATCTCCATGATACCGGGTTCGCCGCGCTGGCCGACAATGCGCTGCACGATGCGCTCCTGCGTCTCGTTGTTCACAACGCCCTGCCGCACCTGTGCTGCAAACTTGAATGCGGTGTCGTCCGATTGCTTGTCCCACCATGCCGACGAGGGCGCACCGTCGATCAGCACATCCTTGGTGAGGGATGCGAGGGTTTCCGCACTCGGCATGGCGATGGTGGCCGGGATCACGTCCTCCAGTGCAGCAACGGTCTTTTCGGCAATGATGATGGCCAGTGCATGAGTGTCGACCGATTGAGCGACAACCGCATAGCGGGAATCAATCGCGGTGCGGGCATCGGCGATGAGGGATTTCAACTGCGTCTTGGTCGCGCCGGACAAGGACCGTCTTTCGAGTAGCGCTTTCAATTCGCGCTCCAGTTCGCGCAGGATTTCCTCGACCGCCGCTTGCTCGCCTGCTGACAGGCGCAGGAGTTGCAGGGAGTGGCGGAGGATTTGGTCTTGAAGTTCGATTTCGCTCATGGCCGCAATATCGCTTTCACATCGCCATAATGACGGCGGGTTGCATATTCGCCCTTCATATGCACCACCCGGCCATGATCATCGAGCGCATGACATTCCGCCCAACCTTCATCACAATCATAGGCTATGACGTACCGGCACTCTTCCCCGTCGATGAACACCCGCACCCGGATGGCAACCTCTTTGTCAACAGGCAGGCCATATTCACCGTCGACCGAAAGCCTGCGGGGTGCGGCGGTCATCATGCCGCTTCCTCCTTCGTTACAGGTCTAGCAGGCGCGGGCGGCCCGCTGATTTCCACTTCCGCCTGATGTTCCTCAAGCGTCTTGGTGCTTTCGATCATGTCCGCCCGCTGCAACAGGTCGAACAGTTCGCCCTCGCTCAACGCGCCGGACTGCCAAGCGCCCATCAATGCCGTGAGCGTCGGCGCGTCCATCATGGCGGGCAGGAAGTCGCGGTTAATCTCGTAGACAATCTCACCCGATTGCCCCGCCCATTGCGCGAACACGCCAAGCGCCCATTGCAGCGATTCCGATACGGCAATGGCGATGCTGGACAGGATCGAGTTTTCACCCGTCCGATGAATGGCTGCTGTTGTCGCTGTTTCCGCCTGTTTCTTCTCGGCGGCCAGCATCCGCGCGCCAAGCACCGCCATCTGCTGCTCTTTGCGGTCGAGGTTTTCCTTAAGCGCGGTTAAGCCCTGCCCGGTAAACTCCAGGAACGTCGCCTTGGCGTTGGGATCGGGAAATACCCATGCAGCCTGTGATCCGATATAGAGCTTTTCGCCCTCTTTTTCGGGCTGGTAGCCGCTGACAACCGCTGTGGGCAGGCCGGTGAAATGGCACCCATGCTCATAGTCTGCGTTCGTGCGGTAGTGCGATAGATTGAGGTCGATAAGGTCAATCAGCGGCGGTTCGTCCAGATCGCTGTCAATGCCATCGGTGCCGACAATCGCAAACGGAATGAAGCCCAGCGGCTTGCCGTTCATGACCGGGACGCGCTCGGACAGCAGCACGTCCTTGCCATCAACGACTTCGAACACGCGCATCCGGTACGTGTCGGACTCGTCAAGGTCCAGCACGCGATATTGCGTCTTTTCCTTCTCGGCAAACTCACCATCCGCCACCATCACGCTTTCCTTGAGCACCACCATGGACAGGACATGGCGATTGCGGACGCGGCGGGACTTCCAGTTGATGATGCTCTCGGCATGATATGCCTGCATGGTTGGACGCAGACCCATTTCCTGCGCAGCGGCAACCGTGAGCGGCGCGATATTGTCAGCGGGGGGATGGTCGACCAATATGCCGAACCGACCAGCTTCCAACACCTCGCCTGCGGTTTGGCGCGCGAAGCTGTCGAAGGTCATACCCGCCATCGTCACATCTTCGAGATAGCCTTCAATCCCCGCTGGAACGTCGATTGTCGGCGGCTTGCGGAACATCATGCCAAGCAACCCGCTAATCGTGCGCCATGATGCGTTGTAGAACCCGGCGCGCTTCACATAGGCGGAATAGTCATCGCTTGTCTGGTCTTTCAGTTTGGGTAAATATTCGGTTGACGCAGTATGCACAGCGTCTTGACCCGCTACAACATCGCGGCAGCGTTTCCACTTTGGGGAGAATTTGCTGTAGCCTGCATGGGTTGTGTTTACGCCTTTTTCTGCGCTCATGTTATATTCCTCCGATAGAGAGACGCCGCATCGCCCTGCCTTTTACTGGATACCTATAGAATATGAAATAGCCTGCCGCGTCGTTTACATGATCGAGGCCACTGGTTTTATCAGGTTCGCCGTTCTTGTCATAGGCTTGTTTTTCCAAACCTTCGACCAGAGACGGGCAACGGTCAACATTTACTTTCAGCTTTCGTTCGCCCTCGCTGTGGATCATCTGATTCATCGATAGCACCCGGTCTTTTACTGCCGGATTGGTCGTCGCAACCAGCACTGTGAAGCGCGCGGCACGCAACAGGCTTATGTCGCTCTCACTGGCGTTGTTCGACTTTCGGCTGTTGCCCGATGCATCCGGGTAAACGTGGATCGCATGGCCCTGATAGCGCGACTTGATGGCGGCAATCATCGCCGGGGTGTCGAGAACGCCAGTTATCTCATCGACCGCATGGGGGAGGCCGTCACGCAGGACGAACACGACCGCTGACATCTTCCCAACGTTAAAGTCCATGCCCACGTGCAGCGGCTCGCTGGTCTGAATGGTTTCGGTTGTAGTGTTCAGTGCGCGGTCGAACTCGGCGTAGACGCTGCCAGCGGTGAGGTTGACGAACTCGCCGTCGAGATAGGCGGCAAGGAGATTCGACGGGTAGCTGTTGCGCAGATTGTCGATGTAGCCTTCAGGCAAATGCTCGGCATTATCCATCGTTTTTGCGCGGTACAGCACATAGCCCGGTGCTGGTTTTTTCACCCAACGCTCATAGACGAAGCGGAACCCTTCAGGCGTTGTCGCCACGCTCACGCTGTTCTTCATCCCGCACTTCTGGCGGTTGCGGGCGATGATTTTGTTCCAGGCGTCTCTGGCCTTGTCGACCGCCATAATGTCGAGTTCGTCGACGATGCTGTGCGCCACCTCATACCCGACGATGCGATGAGGCTGCTCCATGTTGCGAAATAGCAAGCGCCCGGCGTCTGGGAACTCCATTACCGCAGACTGCTTGTTCAGCTTGTAGGCCCACCCTTTGCGCTCGCACAGTTCGGGAAAGCGCTGGAATGCAATATCCTCGATAAGCGTGTAGGTCGGGAGGTAATAGGCCACGTCCTGCGAACGGCAGTGCGCCTTGAGCGCCATCGCTCGCGCCATCGCAGCGGTCGTCTTTCCAGAGCCAAACCCGCCGACAAAGCAGGGGAATGTCTCTTTCGACGCCGCAAAGGCCCGCTGTGTTGGGGAGAGGGCGCGAATCTCTGTCATACGAAGTCGTCGACCGATCCGGGGAGTGCCGATAGTGCCACATTGTGGGCGACCTGCTCACGGAATGCCTGCACGTCGACATGCTTGCCGATCAACTCTAGGCGTTTGATGCGGTCCGAAAGCCGAATCTTGCGCGTGACACCAACCACCTTACCGTCATCGTCGCGCTCTTCCTCCACATCGAGGCCAGCAACCAACCCCTTCCGCCAGATCGGGGGCCATTGGCGGACCGGAAGCAGCGCCCCAGCCTCATCGTACAGGTCCGCAACATCAGCATCAACTTCCGCCGCCAAGCGAGTCAGCAACCAGTCAGCATCAACCTTAGTCCTCTCCGACCGCGCCGCCATAGCTTCAGCAACAGCCTTTGAGATTTCAGGTTTTCCAAGGTTTTCAGGGCCAATCACATGCGCTGTCTTCGGGCTATACCCAGCCCGGATTGCCGCCTGTGTAGCGTTCAGGTCGATCAGATATTCCTCGACGAAGCGCTGTTGCTTCGGTGTCATCTCACCAACTCCCTTTAGCGGGCCGCATACCCTTGCCTAATACCGTCATCACCGTTCCACCCTTGAGCTTCAGCCTTGCTCCGTTTCCGAGTTTCACGGTATGGCACTGCATCGCAGCGGCAGTCTGGACGGCGTGCGATGCCATCTCCGCGCGTATGGCCTCCACGTCGATGCCCATTACGCGCTCGACGTAGCGCAAGACGGCGTGGTCCGTGACGATGATGTTCATGGCCTATTCCCCCTCAATTCCGCCGTGCAATCTCGCGCTTGAGATACTCACGCGCCCACGCTTCGGATATTCCGTACCTTGCCGCTGCCTTGACTGGATCAGCCTTGTGAATGGCTGGTTCGCGCATGAGGGCGATGATGTAGTTGGTGAGCATTTTTCAATCCACCATCTGCGGGAACGTTGCGGGAGTTGTGCTGCCGGGATGATGGGTGCGGGAGTAGTAACCCCTTTTAGGGGGACTACCCCCGCAACATCCCTTTGCGGGAGTCTGCGGGAGTTGTGCGGGAGTAAAAATCCGACGTTGGCGCAACCTATTCGGTTATCCATCTACCCACCTCCACGAACCTAGTTGGTTTCCTGTCAGGGCCGACGCCTTCCACCTCGACCAGCGCGCCAGTCTTCAACCACTCCTTTAACATTTTGGAAATGCGCTTCCTCGACGCCTCATCAGTTGGGTCCGTCTCAAGCACGGTTGCGACGATGTTACCGACCCATTCCGGTGAGCGCGCGTTCGCCCTCCACTTACCATTTGAAACCGCTGTCTGTACCTCCCTAACCTTCTGCATCGATACGCCGTCGAACAGGTCCGGCCACGACCATGGGCAGGCCACGCCCACCTTGTCGCCATTGGCCAGATCGACGTTGTTCATGCGGTGCCAGTCCGCCTTTTCGGGTGGGCTTAGGTTGGCCTTGTCGTTGGCGGTGCGGAAGTAAAAGCTGATGGTGTCGGCGGGGATGTTTGCAACCGCCGCCTCGTCCGCTGTCATGCGATTATAGACCAGGACGGACCGTGCTGCGTCTACCAATGCTTTTGCCCCTCTGGCGCTGTCTGCGGTGGCCTCTGCGCCGTTCTGCTTACGCACATGGTGCACGAGGTTTATGGAGCAATCGCAAATGTCCGCGATCCTCGCCCATTGCTTGGCAACCATGTCCATGGCGCGATTGTCGTTTTCCGATACCGCGTGACTGGATACGAAAGGATCGAGGATAAGCACGTCAATCTCGCGCTCAACGATCTCCCGGATGATTTCCTCTACCACAGGGGTCGCGATACGTGCGCCGTTGGGTGTTTCTTCCGCGATGACGCATGGCTGATCCCGACCGCTGTCAACAAAGAGCCTGTCGCCTATGTCGCTGGGCTTAATCCGGAAATATTTAGCAGCGGCGTGCAGTCGGCGCTCGGTTTCCTCCATGGGGTCTTCAAGATTGTAGAGCCAGACGCGCAGGGGACCGTCCCCAATGGCTTTGCCGTAAAGGTCGCGCCCGGTTGTCATGGCCAGCGCCTCACCTATCTTGAGCGAGGATTTCCCGACGCCGCCCGCTGCCACGTCCACACTCAGAAACTTGCGCAGGAGATGGCGACCGTAAAGCCATTTGCGCGGCGGAATGTCGGCTTCGTCGCGCCATTCGAACAGGGACGCGCGCAGAGATGCTGGCCCTTCATTGGGCATCCGGTCAGCCATGGGGATAATATTACGCCGCTCCACGCCGCATCCTCTTTATTGATATTTCAGGGAGGCGCGGCGGTCGCGCCAATTCCAGACGGAGTGCCTGGGCGAATTTCGGGGATGTCACATCGATCTCACCAACATTGCGCAAGGTTGAACGCGCCTCATGGTTCCATTCCACGACGCAGGCGCCGCGCCCACCAGAGCGCAGCCAGTCCAGCGGTGTCGGGTGTAGGAAAAGCGAACCCCATGCGTCGCGCGCCGTGTTTATATCGTCCATACCGAGCGCCCAACAATTACCGACGCGGTTGCACCACGCGTCGGGGTCATCCGGCTTGAATGCGATCAGGTCGATAATGCAGCCGTCTTCCATGGCGGGGAGGATGACGCATCGCCTGCCGGTTTCCACCGGCTGCCAATGGTTCCCGCGCCCGACTTCAATGTTTGTGGACCCGACCAAACCCGC